TCATTAACATGCCATCCCCATTTAGTAATATGTTCTTGAGTTAGGCCTTCCACAGTATTAACTCTTGGAACAACATATGTTTCTACATTTAAATTAGTTTCTAATATTTCAGGTAGTGACTCAATTAAGTATTTATTAGGTAACTCATCAGCATCAATTTGGAAGATGTAATCACCTAAACATATATCTATTAATTGGTTTTTCCAATCAGCAAAATGTTCTTTAAATTCACTTTCTTTTAGAATAATCCATCTTGTAGTTTCATATTTATAAAGTTCAAAAAGTAATTCTTTAGATGCTTTAGGTTTATCAACTAAAACACAAATTTCATCTTCTTGTCTTTTATTCACATATAGAAACTCAATAAGACGTTTAATTTCTTCCAGTTCATTACAAACTGTAATAGCATAACTAATTTTCATATAACCTAATATAATAAATTATCCTAATAATCCAACATATTCTAAAGCATCAATAAATTCTCTTTCTTCAAAATGTTGGAGTGTCTCCATATCCATTTTATATTCATAGAATTTACCTGGTTGTTTTGGGATTGGGTATTTTTCTTTCTCTTCATCTTTAACTTTAATTGCTTTAACAGCTGCCCATTTCCACTCATTAGCATTAGTACCATTTGCAAATACCATACCCTGTGTAGGGTGATTAATTGTTTGTGGTAACCAAGTTAAACCTGTGATTGGATCTTCCCAAGATAACGCTTTATATAATTCAGGTAGTACTTCCATTTGTTCATTATAGAATTCACTATCCTTAGTCATTAAACTGTTAGTCCAATAACCACAAGACAAAGACATCCAGTTTGTAATTTCAGGTGTGACCTGTGTTTCATAACACAGATCACCTCCTGATTTAGGGCAAGTTATAATTTTATCCGGCGACATTTTCTTCTACTTTTTTAAGTTTTGGTAATTCAATTTTCTTTAATTGAGGGAGTTGTAGTTGTATTTGTTTTGGAAACTCAGGAATATATTGAGTAAACAATTGATCTAGTTTGTCTTTCATTTTATCCCAACTAAATTCATTTTTACTTTTATATGCTTGACGTTTAGCACCATCAGTATATGTTTTATAATTTTCAAACATATTTCTTAAATGATGCCCTACATGTCCTGTGTCAACATTAAACCATTGTGATTCTTTTAATAACCAATTGTTAGCTGCACTTGGATGAACATTAGTCATAGTACCTGGGAGCATAGTGGTAAATTTTTCATCTAGGAAATCTTTGTGACCACTCCAATTAGTAGTAATAATTGGTTTTTTAGTTAAACTGAATTCAAGTAATGGGCGACCAAAACCTTCACCTTTAGTTAAACTAATCATTGCTTTTATTTTAGAATGATTATATAGTTCATTCATCTCAATATCAGTAAACTCACCATGTATTAGATAAACATTTGGTAAATCTTTTGAATTAACTGTTTTCTTGATCATAGTGATTTTCTTTAAAATCTCATCCCGATCAATATATGAAGAACCTATTTGAGATGTTTTTAGAACAAGTGCTGGTTTTTGTTTTTTGTTTTTAAAAGTTTCAAAAAATGCTTTAATCAATAAACTAACATTTTTTCTATCTTCACCTAAATCACCTTGCATCCAGTGACCTACAAACAAATAACAAAATTTTTCTTTAATATCATTTAATTCAGGAAATGATTCTACTGTATCAAGTGATTTATAGATATCAACATCAACACCTTCAAATAATACTTCAATTGGTTTTTCAACTTTAGCTTCTCCAACCTGTTGATTAGTACGTTGGTCAATCTTTTGAAGTACAGTTTTAAGAAATGTTTCTTTTGAGTGTTCAGAAGAAGTTAATGTCAAATCCATTCTATTAATACCCTCCATCCAATCACCAGGTGAGAGTGTTGTCTCAATACCTGCTGTCACTCCAATATTAAATTTACCAATTGGTTGAAATTCACTTGGAATTGTGATTTGCATCCAAATTTCAGGTTGTTTTGGGAGTTGAGGCTGTGTAAACAAATGTGGTATTAAAAATGACCATTCAGGATTATCTTCAATAAAACCCCAGGGTGTGTTGCCCCACATTTGGGGAATAACTTTAACATCATACTTATCTAGTTCAATAATTGCTTTAACTAGATCTCGAGAACGTGCTCCATATCCACTGTAAGTATCAACAGGACATGAAATGAAAAATAATGGTTTACTCATAACTTTTAATATACTAATTGGTGAGGTACTGTTTTTGGTTTAACTTCATTTGTGTTTACAAATTCATATTTTTTTCTTGGTTTCCAAGTTTTAAATAATTTATCTAATGTTGTAATTACTTTTTTACCCATATTCAAACCTGTGAATCCAGCTTCATCACTTAAAGCCCATTCGCGTCCTTTTAAGCCACGAGCTTTTCTTTCTTCTTTAGATAGATCATAAACGGCTTTAATTTGTTCAGCTGCATCTTCAGCATTACATCTATCATCCCAAATGTAAGGTGTTAATGGTGAGCCTTGGATTGAACGATTAGTTGGATAGACTGGAAATGCCCACTCACCATGTTCTTTAATAGCGCCTGTATGGTTTGAAGGGAGCTTAGCATCAAAATCAATCCATTTACCTTTTTTACTAAAGCGCATTTGATCTTGCATTCCGCCTGTTACATTAGCAATAATTGGATTTCCTGCTAATAATGCTTCAGTTAAACTTAATCCCCAGCCTTCATTATTAGTTAATTGGATTTGGCAATCAGTACTATTATAAAGTAAATTCATTTGATCAGATGGAAGCATATGTTGTGAAAAAACAATATTATACTTTAGATCATCACCAAATAATAATTCTCTTACTGCTTCTAAGTCAGTACCATTATCATCTACTACTTGAGTATGTAATACAAATGCACAACGTTTTGCTTGTTCTTCAGATAATCCATCAATAAACAGCTTATAAGCCATCATTGTATCTGGGATTTGTTTTCTGCGGATGTTTCGAGAGTTAAAAAATAAAGCAAAATCAATTTCTTTATCTCCAAATAATTTCTTTTTGAATTCTTTTAATTCAGGTGTATTAATATCAAGTGGTTTAAAAATATCTTCATTTAAACCATGAGGCACATACTCAATAATTTTATTTTTAGCTTTATCACCTAATACTAAAGTATTAATATTTTTAGTTTGTTTAGAGATAGCTAATAGAGCATCACATGACTCATAATAAGATCTATTATACATTGGAGCTGGGTAGTCATCCCAGATATTAAGATAAATGATAGGCATTTTCTTTCTAATCTCATTTTCAATCTGGAATAACCAAATAAAATATCTTGGATCTGTGATTAAGAAAATAGCATCTGGTTTTTCTACCTGAATCAACTGTCTAACTAATTTAGCATCTCCATATCCGCTATTTGGGTATAAGATAACTGAACTATCAGTTAAACCAGTATTACTATTAGTATCTGAGGATAAATCTAATCGTTTACCTTGTTCTGGGTGATTGATAGCACCTCCAATATTAACCCAATTAAAATGTTGGGCTGTGTTTAATACTAATTCGCGAGCAACAGTTGCTACACCGGAGTGTACTCTAATGTCGTCACAAATCAAAAGTATTTTTTTCCTCTCATTTTGAGGCAAATACGCAAAACTTTGATTCATAAAACTTTTATCGATTTAAATTATTGTGATTGTGAATTGATTTTCTAAATTCATCTGATGTAAGATACAAATGGACTGCTCTATCTACAAGCTTTTGTAAAGAAAATTTTCGCTTAACACATTCTAATTTAAAATCTTCAAACAAGTCGCTTTGTACTTTAACGCTTGTTAGTGTCATATCCTTTTTATCCATAACATCATTTGTATATAAATATATACAAAAATACTATTTGTTACAAAGATCTTTCCTTTCATTAAAAGGACACCATTGGCAGGTTTTGCTTGGTGTTGAAAGATGTAACGCATTTTTGTATGTTCCGTCTATATCAAAGCATTCATTTATAAAATTATTTATAGCAGTTAATGCTTTTTTCATTTTAATTTTACCACTTGGAGGAGCAAATTCTTGAACTCGACTTTGAGGATACTCACTTTCCTCCCATATTTTCCTTTTTAATATAATAAACTCAACATCAATATCATCTTCAGGAATATTATATTGTTCACTAAAGTATTTTTTATAAAACAGCAATTGGAATTGTTTACGTTCATCTTTTTTAGCATTTTCATTCCATCCTCGAGTTGATGTTTTAAAGTCGTATATTCTAAAGGTATTTGTAGGCTCATGATACATTACAAGATCAATAAAACCTTTGTATAAAACGTTTTTAAACGCGTTATTAGGTGTTATAACAATAGGTAACTCACAAGCAACTAAATACCATCCACGTTTGCTAAAGTAATTACCTCGTTTTTTCTTAAAGTAATTTATAATAGCTATACCATCATCAAAAAATTCTCTCATTTCAACTGCATTAGTGAAGTGAGTATCTTTATTTGCTTTGTATTCTTCTAAGTATGTTTTTCTAAACTCGTCTTCAAAAAATGTTTCTAGATCAAATCTATCAGCTGCCACTGCACTTTCATTATATGCTAAAGTGAGATAATGCTGGATAGCACTATGCATAGCGGTTCCAAAAACGGTATGGATAGTAGATGAATATTCTTGTAAACCATCCTTGTACTGTAGTTCCCATTTATGAGGACATTCATGGTAGATAGAAAACTGACTATAAGAAATTGTTTTGTGGAACGCATAATTGATTTCTTGTATAGGTTGTTTTTGAATCGTTTTTACTATGGGAGGTATTTTCACGATTCAAGTTCTTTAAGATATTGTTGTTTAAGTTTTTCTAGATATAGAATAGCATCCATATGCTCTTGTTTAGCATGCTCTATCCAATCTATTAAAGCTAAATCTTCTCTATCTAAGTCAGTACCATATTTTTCTTTACCTTTGATACTACGTTCTTCAAATTGTTTTATAACTGATGTTACAATGCTATCTAGTTTCATTTTAATAACTTTTTAATTTCTTTATCATCAATACCTTTTTTCTTTAAAATACCTTTAATAGTATCATTATGAAGCATATGATAATATTCATCTGCTTCACGCAAAGAACACTCATAGTAGGAAGCTAAATGTTGTAATAGCTCCTCTCTAGTTTTAGTTTTTGTTGATTTAATATATTTTAAAAACATGTTTTTCTTTGGAATCATATATAAATATAGTTTATATATTTTTTCCTTTTCAGTATAAGGAATATTTTGAATTAAATTCACAAACTCAATATACTCAGGATTCATACTGAGGAAGCGATGCATCATATAAGGATTAAATGATGTTTTGTCTTCCTCAGTAAATGAGTCCCAAGATTGTTTTTCGTAAGTGATTTGCTTAAGCCAATCAAATATTTGCATATTCGTCTCGGAGTTCTTTAGGCAACAACTCTACTAAAATCTTACCTGTCTTAGCATCATACATTACAGGAATAGGAATAATAGCATCTTCAGCTGTACCAGCTATAAATTTAGATACTTTACGAATGATTACACCCTCAGCAAACACATGATTACCATCAGGTGAAATAAGTGGGGTGGATGATTTAATGTCTACATTGACATTAAGTGGTTGTTCTGTCTTACTCATTTTATTGTATTGTTTGTAAAATTTTACTAATTAAAGCCATTACATTGATTTCTTTATCAATTCTAAAATTGGCGTGATACATATAATTTTCTATTTCAATGATAATCATTGCTTGTTGAACACCATCTTTTGTATATTCATCTAAATTATCATATAGGAATTTATAAATTTCTTCAAAGTCATCCAAATTGCTATCTGCTAGTGTCTGTCTGATGTTTTTAAAGCTGTTT